CCAAAGTAAATAGAAAAAAATTAAAAGACTAGATATTTATTAATAAAATAAAAAAAACAAAAAAATTTAGATAATGGCTGATTTGTTAATGAAAATGCCCTTTCAGTATGAACCGAAAAGAGCAAACCGATTTATATTGACTTTCCCAACTTCATTGGGGATAAACTCTTGGTACGTTGAAAGTGCTTCAAGACCTAGTATTAAAATTGAATCAAAAGATATACCTTTCTTAAATACTAAAACTTATGTTGCTAGTAGATTCGAATGGGAAACTATTTCAGTTAAATTTAGAGACCCAATCGGTCCGTCTGCCGCTCAAGCATTAATGGAGTGGGTTCGTTTACACGCGGAGTCAGTAACAGGACGTATGGGTTATGCTGCGGGATACAAAAAAGATGTTGATTTAGAAATGTTAGACCCAACAGGAGTAGCCGTAGAAAAATGGATATTACAAGGTTGTTTCTTAACTGATGTTAAATTTGGTGATGTTGGATACGATAAAGACGATATTATGACCATAGATGCAACATTAAGACCTGACCGTTGTATATTAGTTTACTAATAAACTTTTCATAATTACATTAACCCACCCCATAAAGGTGGGTTTTTTGTTTACAAAAAATTAGTAGTCAAGTATATTTAAAATAAAAAACTATGAATCAATCTGAAAGTTACGGACAAATGGATTTTAATTTACCACACGACGTGGTTAAGTTACCAACAAAGGGTATGTTTTACAAACCTAAAAAAGAAAGTTTAAAGGTAGGTTATTTAACCGCTCAAGATGAAAACGTACTAATGTCCTCAAACACAAATTCAGAAGGAATTATTACAACATTATTAAGAAATAAAATTTACGAACCTGGTTTTGACATTGGTCAATTACTTAACGTAGATATACAAGCGATATTATTATTCTTAAGAAATACTTCGTTTGGACCTGAATATGCATTTTCAATTAAAGATAGTAAAACGGGTAGAGATTTTGAAACAACAATTATTTTAGATGAGATAAACGTCTTACAACCAAAACATTCACCAAACGAAGATGGACTTTATGAATTTAGATTACCAAGAACAAATAAAAATGTTAAAATAAAATTATTAACATTATCTGATGATAAAGAAATTGAAAAAATTTCTGAAAGTTACCCACAAGGTATGGTTGCTCCCGTTGTAACAAAAAAGTTAGAAAGACACATTGTCGAAATGGATGGCGATACCGATAAAGGTAAAATTGCTTCGTTCATTCCACAAATGCCGATTGGGGATTCTAAAGAATTACAAAAGTTCATTTCAGAATGTGAACCTAAACTTGATTTAAATAGAACTATTACAACCCCATCAGGAGAAAAGGTCGCAGTTAATGTGGCATTTGGGGTTGAGTTTTTTCGGCCTTTCTTCCAATAATAAGAAAAACTTATTAGATGAAATATATTACCTATCTAAATATGTTAATTTTTCATATTTAGAGGTTATGAGGATGCCCACGTATGAACGTAAGTATTTCATTGATAAATTAATAGGTGAAAAATCATAAAAATTAATATTATTCTATTTATAGAATAAAAGAAGTATGTTTTTATTTGTCGACGATACAACATTAAATGAGTTTGATACTAAGGGTACCTCCTTTGGAAATATAATTGACTCGGTAAACAAGGCATTGAAGAAAGGTCTTCAATTTGAAACCGCCATTGAATCTATAACAGCAATGGACGATGAGGCGAAAAAACTACAAAGGACTCTTGGTAGTGGAGTTATAAATATTTCAAATACCGATAAAAGTGCGTCTCAACTAAGAAATACTATCACAAATATTTTCAATGAGTCACTTAAATTTGGTGCATCGTTTGAAAACGTCACAGAATATGCCGGTGAGTTATCTGGTGAGATGGGTAAAATGACTTTACCTGTTGAAGATGCAACAATTAATATGCTTGCCCTTTCTAAAACCACAGGGATAGGTGCTAAAGAAGTTGGTAAGATGACAGGTCAGTTTTTAAAACTAACGTTATCACAAACACAATCAACTGCTCAAATGGCTAAAATAGCTAAAATGGCTAGAGAGACGGGAATTGAGGCTAAAAAATTATTAGAAGACGTACAAAAAAACCTTTCAATGGTTGATGCATATAACTTCCAAAATGGTGTTGATGGTTTAGCTAAAATGTCTGCACAGGCTCAGAGACTTGGAAGTTCTATGGATAAGATAGTCCCTAAAAAGTTTTTAGAAGATATGTTAGACCCTGAAAAGGCAATTGAGGCTGCTGCTAATTTTAGTATGTTAGGTGGGTCTATAGAGGGACTAAGTAACCCATTCCAATTATTAAATGACGGAGCTAATAACGTTGGTAATCTACAAACTAAAATTGTAGATATGGCTAAAAGCGCATTTAAAATAAATGAAGTTACCGGAGCGATAGAGACCAACAACGTTGCGATGATGAGGTTGAGGGAACAAGCAAATGCATTTGGTGGTGATTATGAAGAATTGGTAAAAGTTGGTAGAACTGCAGCCAAAGAGCAGTTAGTTCAAAATAAATTAATGAAAGAGGGTGTTGATTTAAGTAAATTTAGTGAAGAACAAATGAACTTAGTTAAATCTTTAAGTGAAGTTGGAAAAGGTGGTAAACTTGAATTAAGAATACCTGGTTTTGAAACAAGTAATTTAACAGAAACTTTAACTAAAAATCCACAAGCATTATCTCAAGCACTTGAAAACTATCAAAAAAAGGCAGAAATGTCCGATAGACAATTGGCAGAACAAGGATTAACCTTACAAGAAAGTCAAGCGAAAGATACGAGAATAATTAGAGATACGGTATTAAGTCGAATGACTCCAGCGGATAAGAAAGCTTTGGTCGAGGCTCAATATCAGGGTCAAGAGGGGTACGCATCACTTTTGACACCAAGTGCTACTATGACTGAACCTATAGAAAAAGTGTTAAAAAATATCCCTAGTTTATATACAAAGGCAAAGGGTCAGTATATCCCACCAACAAAAACTGAAATTGAAGCGGCAAATAAAGAACAAGACGCCACTTTAGGTCCGATTAAATCATCAGATGCGTATTTTGGAGAAGGAAATAAAACATTGTCTTTAGGTAAAGGTGAGATGTTTAATTTTATAAAGGAAGACCAAGCACTATTTGCTCCCGATTTAGATAAAAAATTATCAGTTTTAAAAGAAAGTTATTTAAAAGTTAAAGGCTTAGAGTCTTCGACTCCTACAGAGTTGTCTATTAAAAATAATGAACCAAAAACTTTACCAACACAAACAATAACATCTAAACAAGAAACGTCTCAAAATATAACACAAACAATAGATAACAATTTTAACATAACCGTAGATTTAAATATTAAGGGAATACCTAATAGTCCATTATCTGACTTACTATCAAGAGACGGAGACTTTAAGAGACAACTTACAGAAAAAATTATGGACGTGTTCGATAAAAAAGATTTATTATCAAAATCTAAAACAAGATTACAAACAAGGTAATTATAAAATAACCTTATAACCTATTTATCTAATAAAAGATAATAGATGGAGAGTCCACTTTCGTTTGATTCAACTGAGAATTTTAGAAAAAAATTATTAGTAAAAAATTTACAACCATATAAGGTTGACGGTTCATTCGCGTCTTCAAAAATTGATAAAAAAGAAATCACATTAGTAGATTATTCTGTTAGTGATTCTCCCGATATTAGTGTTGAACAGAAAAAACAAGAAGAAAAATTAATAAAACAAAATAAATTTAATCCTGGTGGTACATTTGGTAATGTTATTCAAATAAACATTAATAAAGGTACGGAAACTAACGGAGGTTTATACGGTTTTAAAAATACCGAAGGTTCGAAATTAGAAGTTATTGGTGATAATACTGAAAAATTATTATACGTACAGAACATTTACGGGCCAACTCAGTTTGCAAATTCTTTTGGTAATCCTGTTAACATTAATAAGAATACAAACAAAAGTACAAACGAAGGTCTGTACGGATTTGAAAAAACCTTTGGTAGTGATTTAGAAGTTATTGGTGATGTTAAAGAAAATGAGCTGATTGTTAAAAACCAATATGGTCCGGACCAATCAGATAGTAGAAATGTCGTTAACCCTAATGTTAATAACCAAACAAAACCTAACGAAGGTCACTATGACTTTATAGATACTTTAGGTAGTGATCTAGAAAAAATAGGAATATCTTCAAAAGAAACTCAAATTGTTATTAACCAATATGGTCCACAAGGGACACAAAGTAATACTTCAGTAACTCCTAACTTAAATTTCCAAACTAAGGCTAATGAGGGTAACTACGGACCTGCCGATGCGGTTTCTAGTGAATTAGAATTAAAAGGAGATGCTCAAGAAAGTCTTCTAAGGGTATTAAACAAATATAACCCTGAATCTGTATCTACGGGTTTTGGTAATACAAAACTATTTCCTACTCTAACTTTAGGTGTTTCTAACTATGGGGAATATGATGACGCTAGTGACGCCACTAATAGTGAGTTAAATAGTGTTGGTAATGTTCGTGGTAAATTTTTATACGGTAAAAATAAATACGGTCTGGGTAGTAGTGTAACTAACTACGGTGCGGTTATTAATATTAATAAAGATAACCCACTTGGAGCAAATGCGGGACCATACGAACCAACAGAGAATTCGGGTAATAATAGTGAACTTGAACAATTTGGTGACTATAGACTTAAAAGAACTGTAGTTAAAAACCCATATCAACCTGTTATTATTCCTGACGTTGTAGTTCCAAATAGAGAAGCCCAAACACAGGCGAATAAAGGTGAATATAATTTTACCGCATCTCAACCTGGAAAAACTACAGAACAGTCTCAATCATATAACTATGGTAAAAATCTTTATAATACTGGTGACGGTGCGTATGACCCATTAGTGATTGACGAGATATTCCCTGATAGTTTAAATAGACCGTATTCAAACAGTGATACCACGTTCTCATTTATTCCATCGTTCTATAGTCCTATTAACATTTTAAATAGTGATAATCCAAACGGTACTGAAGGAAGTTTAAGTCAGGATTCTAATTTAGCTAAAATCGCCGCAAAACAACTACAAAAAGAATTCAGAACAAGAGTCGCTTATGAGTTATACCAACAAACATTAGGTAGATCGATTTTATCCAATTCGTCAGTATCAACAATATCAGGAGGTATAGGACCAAGCCCGTCAATAGACCCATTTGATATTTTAGGGGTTGTTAGTAATAACGTTCCTCTTATTCAAAAAAATTATCAAATTACATCACCGTCAAATATTGTTGGGGATGTGTTAGGTTTTACCGCAAGACTATCAGGACTTTATTCACCATATTCCATTATCCCTGGTGAATATTTTGATTATCCTGATAAAAACTTTGGTAGTCAAATGCTTGCAAATCCTATCGGTGCTGTTGCAGGTGCTGTGGGTAATCTTGTAAATAATTTACTATCTGCTAATATTGATACGGGGTCTGAAAGATTATTGGCTAACACATCAAGAGCAACAAGGTCATTGTTGTTTGATATGTTATTTTATAATTCATATCGACCTGATTATAATTTAGATTCTTTAGTTAGTCCTAATTTATCATCACCTAAACCTATTTTTTATATTGGTAACACTAAAAATTTCATAAGAGATGTCGTTAGTCCAAAACTTGACCAACCTAAAGGTAGGGACGGGAAACCCAATAATGGTCCCGTTTTTGACTACGGTGCGATAGGTAAGGAGTTTGAAGGTAGTGATGTTAATAAAAGATTGTTTGGTTTAAATAGTAGAAATTATTACAACGGGTCTTTAGATACTTTAGGGGTTGTTGGTAATTCAAGTATAATAGGTAATTTCACATGGACGACAAGTGAGACATCTTTTATTAAACCTGGTTTATTTGTTGGGTTTAACAATAAGATAGTTAACTCTACTGATGTTGTTTTTGATACCATATTACAACAGGCATTTAATAATAGTAAATCCTCTGCATTGTCACTTACAGACGGGTCGATACTTGACATCACCCAAAAATTAATTGACGCAGGTGCCAGATCTTCTAACCCTAACCATGTAGGTAATGCGATTAACCAAGTTAGTAAAGTATTCAATGATGGTTACCAAGAGATGACCAAGGGGTCTAGAGTATTTAGATACGTGACACCAACCTCAGTACAGAGTGGTGCTCCGGTCAGTAGCGTTCAAGGTTATGAATATTGTCGTTTATTTACTAAGGATAGACCATATAGTACATACAAACAATTACAAAAGAATAGATTAAACAACGGAAAAGGTAATATAAGAGGTGCCACGTATTCCGTTTTAGATGCGACTTATAACTTGAACATTGCACCAATGTATGGTGAAGATTCTACAAATATAGGAAAAGATGGTAGAGTTAAAAAATATATGTTCTCTATTGAGAACTTAGCTTGGAGAACTTCAAGTAAAAAGGGGTTTACTGTTGATAGTTTACCTGCTTGTGAGATAGGACCAAACGGAGGTAGAATTATGTGGTTTCCACCATATGAGTTAAGTTTTGATGATAATGTTAGAACAACATGGAAAGATAATGTTTTTTTAGGAAGACCCGAACCAATATATACTTACCAAAACACTGAAAGAACGGGGACATTAAAATGGAAAATAATTGTTGACCACCCATCTATTATGAATGTTTTGGTTAATAAAGAATTAGCAAAAGAAAATACATCAGTTGCCACTAAGGTTATTGATTCATTTATTGCGGGATGTACCGAATATGATATTTACGATTTATTAAAAAAATATAAATCATTTAGTTTAACTGACATATATGATGTAATTGAAACGGTTAGTAACGTAACCGAGCTGATACCGGATATACCAAATCCTAATGTAACGGGAGAAGTTGTTGTACAAGAAAACTCAAATATTGCTCAGGACGAAACAGGAAGCGCTTCAGGTCAAACACAACAAGAAAATATTGAAATCACTAAATTTCAAGACATACAACTATTATTTGAAAATGCTATACCGGCATCCACCGACACTAGTAGTTCATATGAAAAATTTTATAATGAATTATCAGGTCTGAAAAGTACGTACAATAGCGGTGCAGCAAATAAGGTATTTAATTATAACGGTAACGTGGTGAATAATCCTCCTGCAAATTTTGGGTTAAAAGATTTTTTAGATACTAGAAAAGATTCTATAAGTGGGGTTTTTACATTTTTAGATAGTGAATATAATACATTTAAAGAATTACTATCTAAAGTTATTAAACTTTGTGACGGAGGTAATAAGATAACATTAGACATTATTGGTTCCGCTAACTCAACGGCATCCGCAACATATAACCAAAGTCTCTCTAAAAGACGAGCTGATTCAGTCGTTAAGATGATTACCGATTACACTGAGGGTGAATTGAAAATGAAAGATATGGTGGATAAAAAACTATTAATATTCAACACCCAAACTAATGGTGAGTCACAAGAAATTAACGAAGAGGGTTATAGGGATATAGATTGTTCCAAACCTTTCAATAATCAGGGGACTTATAAAATATCTGTACAAGGGATGATGTGTAGGAGAACTAAAGTTGGTGTTGCAAAAGTTGTACCGCCAGCCGAGGTACCGCCAGCAGCATCAACACAAGTTAGTGAGGCACCTGAAGGGGAAATAGACCCACTAGGTGCAGATGTAAATAACACTAACGATACTCAACCACAATCGGAATCTTCATATGTTGTTAAACAAACACAGAAAAAAACATTAACAAATAATGTAAGAGATGGTATAACTAAAAGATTACTTAGAAAACTTTTAAGTGAGTGTAGTTATTTTGAAATGGTTAGGGAAGAGAACCCTATGATATATGATGGAATAAGAAGTAAGATTAAAAACTTTAATCCTGTATTCCACTCTATTACTCCGGAAGGTTTAAATGCTAGACTAACATTCTTACAACAATGTATGAGACCAGGGGATACTATACCAACTGCGGTTGAGACCGGTCAGAACACAACGACTTTACAGTATAATGATGTGACTAATAGTGCGTTTGGTTCACCACCTATTTGTGTTATTAGGGTTGGTGACTTTTTCCACACTAAAGTTGTTTTTGAAAGTTTAGATTTAAAATTTGATGATGCTGTCTATGACTTAAATCCTGAAGGTATTGGTGTTCAGCCAATGATTGCTGAAGTAACTATGTCAATGAAATTCATTGGGGGACAAGGACTACGAGAACCGATTGCAAAATTACAAAACGCACTTTCTTTCAACTATTACGCCAATACTGAAATGTATGATGAAAGGGCTGAAGAGACTGAAGAGATAAATCCAAAATTTGAAAAACAATTAATTGATGACATCAAAAATGAAATAGGTGATGTTGGACCACAAAAAAGACCTGAGGTTAATGATGGTGGTGTAACATTGGGTGTTGTTGAAAATACGTATTTAGATGTTAATACTTCACAAATAAAAGGTAAAATCAGATACAAAGAAGTGATGGATACGATGGTTGATAAAACTGAAAATTATATCAATGGAGTATACTCGACACTACAAAATTTAAAGACTGACTTATTATGGGGAGGATTAATACTTTATACTAGTAACCCTAAATTTAAAACAGGATTGTTTAATTACTTGTTAGGTAATATTACTAATGATGTTAATATATTTGGTAAACCTGATGGATACCAAGATAGGGTAGACAAATTATTTAATGGTGCTAAAGATGATGTGGAGGACGAAACATCACCAATATTAGGTGGGTTAAGTCAGGAAAATTTCCCAACAAACGGTGAGATACGTAATGTTAAACGAAAAGTTAAAGAAATGATTGATAGTAGAAAAAACAACTACTTGCAGTCTTTAGAGAAAAACACATCAAAATTAGTTAAATCGCAATTAGAGTTTATAAAATATAGTGACCAAGTTAATTATATTTTAAGTGAAGTTGATGGTTATAAAAATAAAAGTGGAGGGGTTGTAATATATGATATTTCTGGTACTACAGAGATTGCCGCTGGTAGTACTGCGGCTAACACCTATGATGAATTAAGAGATGATTTCTTAACAATAAGAACAGATATTAATAATCTTAATGATAAGTTTGGGGAGTACCAATTAATACCTAAAGGTGTTGGTAAAGTGTATTCTGATGATTTTAATTTTGAAACGTACATCGATTCTAATAGTCCTAAAGATGTGAGATTCTTCTTAATCTTCGGTAAAGAAATATTAGAAGACCCTGATAAATTTATAAATGAAATTATGACATCAATACCTGATGCTATATCAGAAACGGGGTGGAGAAAATTACTTTATCAGAATATTGGTATTAATATTTTAAATCAAGGAATAGGTATTTCATTTAATAATACTCCGCAAAAAACCTATTTACCTAACGGAAGATATAAAAATTATGAAAAATCTAAAAAGACTTTAGATGACAACTTTAATAATTTTAAAAATGTATATTTCTCTATTAAATTTCCAAATGACAAATATATATCATTTAACAAAGGTAAAACAAGATTATTTGATTTAACCAAACAAAATCCAGTTTCACCTCCTAATGATACTAATCTTCTATCATTATGGGATACTGTTGATTCTACTGGTGATCAATTCAACTTAAAGAAAACAATGAATTAATATGCAATATTATAATAGATACCAAAACTTTTTTGTTAATGGAACTCAAACGGTTGTACCGTATGTTACGTTACCCGCTAGAACTACAGACCAAAGATATGTGTATAGAACTAACCAAAGTAGATTGGATAAAATTAGTTATGAAAAATATGGTTCGCCATATTTTGGTTGGTTAATATTAATGGCTAACCCATCTTATGGTGGTTTAGAAACTAATATTCCTGACGGAACTGTACTTAATATCCCTTATCCTTTATTGGGTGCTCTTTTAGACTACAAAAATGCGGTAGACACACATATTTTTTATTATGGCAGATAACCTTTCAAAACAACCTATTTATGTTGAAACAGATTACGACAATATTGTTCTAATTGACCCAAACAAAATTGTTGTTAATAATAAAGTGGTGGACAGATTAGTCGACCACGAAGATTTAGTGTATTACGCAAATTTAGAAACTAAAGTAATACCAAGAACAAAACTTGCGGTAGGGGAAACATTAGATATTGTTAATTCTACGGTGGCTAGTTTAAAAACGGACGCAAGTGATCCGGCAACTGTAATTAATTTTTTACAGCCTGGTGGGAGAAAAAGTTTTGATACATCATATACTGACCAAATAACGGGATTAAATTCGCGTACGGGTGGAGGGATAAATCAAGGTAGTATATCATCTAAAAATATTAATGGTAAAACTATTAATGTTAGAGACGTAAATAATTATTCAGATACCCAAATGTTGGGTATTACAAACATTTCAGTTAAAGTTGTTGCTAATGGAATACCAAGTGTTGACATGACATTAGTCGATGTTCAGGGTAGAACATTATTTGAACAAGGAGAAAAATCAATTTACTCCGTTTTTTTTAATTTACCATACCCATTATTTTATTTAACAATAAAAGGTTACTACGGTAAGGCAATAAGATATGCGTTAAATCTTACAAAATTTAATGCTAGTTTTGACCAAGATAGTGGTAACTATAATATTAATTTAACTTTTGTTGGTAAATTAACGGGATTGTTAAGTGATACATTATTAGATTACGCAAGGGTTGCCCCAAAAATGTATCCAACAGTTGTCGAAAGAACAGAACCTACAAATAATAGTGCAACGCCAAATAGTACTAACAATGTTACAACAACCCAAACCTCGTTAGGTGCTCAAAAAATGGATGAGGTTTATAGTATATATGAATCTAAGGGGTTAATAGAAAAAGGATTTCCAAGATTAACTATTGAAGAATTTATATTAAGGTGTGATAACTTTAATACTGCGATACAGGAGGATATTAAAAAAGGAGACTTTGCCGTTTTAAACGATATAAATTCATACGCTAATTTAATAACTGAATTAAAAAATACGGTTTATACTAAAGTGATAAACACGTATCTAGACACCGATAGTTATATTATACACGATAACGAGATATATTATCCTTTTAAACCTAATATTGACTTCCAATATAGGGAACAATTAAAGACGGATATTAGTGCAGAAATCACAGGTGGTGTTGAGAACTTTAAAAAAAATGCATCATTTGGTGAGAATGGATTATATAAAATAGGTGACGAGACATTTGAAAACCAAGAGATACCTGTTTATTTAATGCCTAGTGACATCATTATACAATTTTCATATGTTAATTTAACTGAAACCGATTATAAAAATACATTAACAAAAAGGTTAAACAGGGTACCAACAGACTCAGAATTAATAACATTTAAAACACAAATAACAAAAGATTTTGAATTATTCGGTAAGAAAAAAGATTTGGCAACCGGAAACATTGTAGACGACATCCCAACGTTCTTTAAGTATGGTGAGTTAGAAATCGGTTCAAGTAATTATGCGCCAAATAGTTTTTTTGATAAATTGGATAAAATGAGTTCCACTCTTAAAACCAGACAAACAGTAATCGAACAAACGTTTTCCGACGAATTAGCGGATAAATTAATTAAGAGTAATGCTGGATTAGGATTTGAACCAACAATAAGAAATGTGTTTGCCGTCATAATGGCGGGTGTTGATACGTTCTATAGGTTAATGGACCAAACACATTACGATGCTTGGGGTAAAAAAAATAACCCAAAAAGAATTTCATCCATAATGCCTGCAGGTAAAAACTTTGGAGTTGATTCTAAAAACTTGGTTAATTATGTAGGTAATGAAAACAATAAAAACGTTGTCTACCCTTGGCCAACTTACTTTACTCTTGAGAAACAACCTGATGGTAGAGAGATGTATACTGTCCAATATTTAGGTAACCCTAAATATGTTACACAAACAAACGGTTTTGATAGAACGGTTTGGCCTGAAATATTCTTTACTGAAAAATATTTAGAAGCTGCGGTATCTAAGGCGCCTAACGCAAGACGCAGCTCTTACTCTAATCCGACGGTATTAAATAACTACGCATCATCGAATGGATTGGAATTCCCATTTACAGTTATACCTTATGAGGACCCGAGTGAAATTTCATTTTTCTATGAGTTATATGAGAGAGTTTATTTAACAAGTCACTATACTCAGTTATTTAGAGGTAACTATAAAAAAGACCAAGTCGATAAATTTATTGCTGATTTAGAGGCTCAAAATGTTAGAAGAGCAGCATTAGATAACCCAAATCTTTCTGAGAAGTTAAAAACAACACCGATTAGTTTAACCACATTAGAGGCGTACATGAAAAGTATTTCAAATAACGGAGCTTCTCAAAAATATTGGAACTTTGAAAGAGATAATTATACAACCGATTATATTGTTAATATGTTGGACAATCAATCCGGATTATATAGTTTAGATACTATTGATGGAAGATCGATAAGTTTAGACACTGCGGTTCCATTAATTGAAAATTTTAAAACATACTTAGAAAGTACAGAAACTTCTACTAAATTATTTAGTGATGTGATTAGTTTATATGTAAGTGGTGCCGATTACGACACCACAAAGACTATCACTTTTTTAGATGATAAGAAAACAATCGCTAGATTAAATGAAAATTCGTTATCACAAAAGTTAACGCTTTATGGAACATATGAATCGTATGATTACAAAAACTTTAACCAAACGGTTTTTAATGTGCCTAATACAAGTACTCCGGTTAAAAATAATATAGAATTATCACAACTGTTTAATGAGAAGGCTGATAATGATGCTAGAGTATTAAGCGAATCAAAATTAATTTATAATAGTTACAGTGGTAATGTTATAGATACCCAAACTACGTCAATATTTAACACCCCATTTTTTATTAATTCTTTACTTAAAGGTGTTGAAAATGAAAAAAATAAGTTAAAAAATCCATACGTTAGTTTAGGGTATATATATTTAAATACTTTTTTTAGGGACTATGAATTTTATAACATAGACACTAATGAGTATGTTGATAATTTAACCACAACCTTATTTAAATTTTCAGCAATACACCAAATGCCGTATTCATATATATTAAGATATGGATCTATTTGGCATAGATATAAAACATGGATCGATTCTAATAAGGTTACGGATATATTAGACGATGTATGGGTAGATTTTGACTACAAAAAGTTTTATGACCCAATATTAAATAACCTATCCACCCAATATACGATTAAAGATTATACTGGTGGTACTCGTACTTTTAAGGCGTTCGACACACAAACAGTTGCCCCTGCCAATATTAATTATATTGAAACATTTAATACAGGATTTTACCCTAAATTAATTAATGATTTACATTGGTATCTCACTAAGAAAGATTTGTTCACAACATATAATGGTCAAGAGTTTTCAGATGCTTATGATAAAAACAAATTAAGAATTGGTTCTAATACTAACTCATCTTATTTTATGTCGTTTAGTGGGGACTCTCTTGATTTAAATAGGAGTATCGCGGTAAATTCATATTTCCAATATTTAATATTTGATAGAGACGCGTCCGTAGATAAAAATAATAAAGTTTATATACCGATACCATCAAATGGTGGAAGCCCATTCAATCAGTCAGTTTTAGAATGTTTTAAAAATGGTAAAATAACTACAGACATTAAAGAAAATCCCGCGTTATATAATGGATCTGTTAGGACATTATGGGGATTAAGTAATTATGGTTATTACGATTTAACAAAGATACAAAAACCAACACCTGAACAATATACATCTGAATATGATAAATCATTTAATGGTAATTATGATAATGTTATTTCGGATTTATTTGCGGTGTTTACTCCTGACATACTTGATGAGTTTGAAAGGGCGTTTTTAGGGTTCTGTGACCCAAATGCCGATGCGTCAGAGATACTCATTTTAAAAGGTGAGAAAACATCACCAAATTATATTGACACTAATAAGATTAAAAATATTAAACAACGAAGACTTAAGGACCAAATTTTAAATTTATTAAAAGTAAAAGAAACCGATTTACCTAACGGTATAACAAACCAACAAAACCAAGATTGTGTTAGTATTGCTCAAGCTCAACAAATCTCAGCATCTAAAAAAATGGAAGAGTTTTTAAAGTTTGATTGTATTTTAAAATTAGGAAATCCTGGAAACTTTAATAGAAGAGTATTTAATAGTTTCTCAGACGACACTACTTTACATCCTGTGGATAGGATTACATATAGTCCTTATGTTAATGGGTCATTACCTGGAGACCCTTTAAATGTTACCTTACTAAATAGTGAAACTAACAATCCTGAAGCTTGGAAAACATTACAAAAATACGTTGGGTTTTCTTATTTTGACCAATACACAAATAGTGGATCAACAATCACTGACTTTTTCATTGAACAAAATATAGAATTCACTTCGGACAATATAAAAGTCCTTTATCCTATAATTAAAATTTACGCGAAAGAAAAACTTAACGCATTGACTAATGGGAATCCGTGGACCAATACAACATTCTTTACTGAATTTAATAAATTTTTAAATGACCAAAACGCAATACAGGCCGACATGGTTTTAGAAATATCTAACTATTCAAATAAAAATTTACCATCAACAAAATCAACACAATCGGGAGTTAATTCGTCAGTTAGTGGTGATGTAACAAAATTAAGTACGTATAATACTTTTCAAGCATTTAACGATAAATGGGTTGCTGGAAGTGATTTAACGACTAGAACAATATTTGAGGATTTTCTTTTCCAAAATACCGCTAATGGTGATGTTGGTAATTCATTACAAGTTGATGTTATGGGTATTGCTGAAATATTAAAAGGAGATAACACTATTTCTATATTAGATGTGATTGGTTTTATAATGAAAAAACAAGATAACATGTTGTTTTACGCGATGCCGGCTTACATTAATTTCTATGGTAACCAATCACCAACTAAAAATTCACAACCAAAACAAATAGATGTGCCTAATTCCCTTTTTGGTACATACACTGAAGTGAATTACCTTGACTCAAGACCTAAGTTTTTATTAATATATGTGGGTAAAGAATCAGAACACCCACAACAGAAAGATAATGCGTTTGTAATTTATGGGGATGATAGTTTTGATTTGAGAAACCCGTCAACTAACCCTGTTAGGATCCCTACGGACATCACTAAGTACAATTTCGCACTATCTAATAAAGTTGTTGGGTTTAACGTAGATTTTGGAATACAAAATCAAAATATGTTTGCGAGTGTTGAAGTAGGTATGGACGATAAGAAGAATACCGCAGCAACATTTGCAGTTAGAGACCAAATGTCTAATGGTGTGAACGGAGATAAAATTGCTCAACAAACTACCTCGATGTATTCTCTATATAAAAGTGCGTCGTACCATGCAACTATTAAATCATTAGGTAATGTAATGATACAACCTATGATGTATTTTAATTTAAGACACGTCCCATTATTTTATGGTCCTTACTTAATTAATAATGTGTCTCATAGTATTAATGAAAGAGAGTTCACAACCACTTTTGAGGGTAATAGGATGCCAAAATATGCATTACCACAACCTAATAGTTTAGCGACATACATTAAAACAAATTATTTAGAAAAATACCAACAAGAGATATTACAAACCCCAAATCCTGCGACCACAGTCACACCTGTTGAAACTAGTTTAGACCAAGACGCATCAGTTGGAACAACATTAAAACCTGAAGACGAATGTCAATTATTGGTTGATGCTAAATATGAGACATTACCGTTTGTTGGTATGAATAGAGGTCGTGTAACATATTCTGAAATGGCTAACAAAATAAATGCTGTTCCAGGTATTGATAGATATGTTGCAATTATGATGGCAACAATTGCGGTTACAAGATCATCTAACGGATTTGAAGAAGATTTATTACAACCTATTAATAATAATTTATTTGAAATAAGTGCCGCCAATGTCTTTGCCGATAACCCCGTATTAAGTGAGTTAGTTTGTGCGGATATTGATGGTTCTGCGGTTCCATTGTTTTCATTTAGTAACGTGACGGACCCTATTAATGTTGTTTACAATTTAAATAAAAACATGTCACCATTAATTGTTGATTTAAAAAATATTAACACAGGAGATGACGAAGATGAGAAATACCAAAAAGGTATTGTACAATTAATAATTTCTACATGGGATACAGGTTATGGTTACGGAAAAACCGCACAAGAAATTAGAGATTATGTTTTAACAAACGTCCAAAATAATAATTTAATATCCGCGGCTTATTCGGCTTACCTTAATATCATAAAAAAGGTATTCACGTTATTCCCGTAATTTTATTAATAAACGATATATTTATATAGAAAAAGAATTATGAACATCAAAAATTTATTAGACGACTATTTAAGAAAAGATACTCGTATTACTGAAAAACAAACAGGTAATGGTTACAAAGAAGTTTGTGACCTTGATACAGGTGATTGTTATACCATAAGAATGAAGGATGGGTTAATCGAAAGAGTAGATAATACATTAAAGACTAATAGGACTTTAAAAGTTGAAACTCCAACAGGGGTTAAAACATTACTGAATGGTTAAAAATAACACGATGAGTTTAGACAAGAAAATTTTAGAAGAATTAAAAAGATTCAATCAAATCAATAATTACATAATCAGTGAGCAAATTGATGCTCCACCGGCACCTGAAGGAGAAGTTCCACCGGCACCTGAAGCGGGAGCAGCACCAGAAGGAGGGGCCGCACCGGCACCTGAAGCGGGAGCAGCACCTGAAGCGGGAGCAGCACCTGATGCTATACCTGAACCTATTGACATAGCAAATGATCCAGATGTTGAGGAAATTGATGCGGAAGAAACAACTGAAGGTGGTGAAGGAGAAACTGAAGAGATAGATATTACTGATTTAGTAAGTGCACAACAAGACATTAAAACAAAACAAGACGAGTTCATGGATGGTATGTTTGCTAAGTTAGACGACTTAGAAAGTAAGTTATCCAACATGGACCAAATTCTTGATAAGATTAATAGTTTGGAAACTAAATTTGACAAATACCGAGAAAAAACTCCTGAAGAAAAATTAATGTTACGTTCATTAGATTCTTACCCTTATAATCAAAAATTAACAGATTTTTTTGATGATAAAAAAGGAGAGATGGAAGCGACAGATAAGAACGAATATGTATTAACCTCTGACGAAGTTGAAAATTTTTCACCAAACGAAGTTAAAAAGACATTCAACATTTACGACCAAGAAGACGATAACTAATTATTAAATTATAAAAGACAAGGGACTCTAAAAGGTCCCTTTTTTTATGTGTTCTCATTTGACATTCTAGTATTTATACCTATATTTGATGTAGATAAAAGAGTAATAATTTAAAATTTATTTATGGCAAATTCAGTATTAGATTCCGTACTTGCGCAGTACGAAAAGAACGCACAACCAAGTGGTTCACAGAGATCAAGTATCTCACAAGAAGACAGATTAAAGAAGTATTTTTCGGCAATCTTAATGAAAAACGAAACATCCGCTCAACGCAGAGTTCGAATTCTCCCAACTAAAGATGGTTCATCACCATTCGTTGAAGTTTGGTACCATGAAATTCAGGTTAACGGACAATGGGTTAAATTGTATGACCCTGAGAAAAATGACAACGAGCGTTCCCCACTTACGGAAGTTTATAACGAACTTATCCAAACGGGTAAAAAAGAAGACAAAGAATTGGCATCACAATACCGTTCACGTTTATTCTACATCGTTAGAGTAATTGACCGTGATAACGAACAAGATGGTGTTAAATTTTGGAGATTCAAACATAATTACAAAAACGAAGGTATCTTAGATAAAATCCTTCCTATTTGGAAAGCTAAAGGTGATATCACGGACGCGGAAAAAGGTCGTGACTTAATCATCGAACTTAAGAAAGCTAAAACACCACAAGGAAAAGAGTACACCGTTATTCAAACAGTTATGTATGATGATCCGGCATTACTTCACGAAGATAAAGAAATCATGAGTGGATGGTTGGAAGACGAGTTGACATGGAATGATGTGTATGCTAAAAAACCTGTTGAGTATTTAGAAGCGATTGCAGTTGGAGAAACACCAATGTGGAGTTCAGACCTTAAAAAATATGTTTATGGTGAAAGTGCTGACATTTCTATTGGTGGAACAAATGTGAAAGAAGAGGTTCCTGTAGTAGACCCGCAAGCTGACGAAGAGCCAGCTGAAGATTTACCATTCTAATCTCATAAAAAAATTAATGATAAGCCTCATATTGCATGGGGCTTATCTTTTTAAAAAAAAATAATATGGCAATTAAAAAAAACGATTTCAGTTCATTAAAGAAGAAATTTTCCACATCGGCAAAATATAAACCACAAAGATTTTTTGATCTTGGTTCCCCGTTTTTGGATGCCGTTGGTCTACCTGGACCCGCAATGGGGCACATTAACATGTTCTTGGGTCACTCTGACACTGGAAAAACAACTGCACTTGTAAAAACTGCGGTTGATGCTCAGAAAAAGGGTATTCTTCCTGTGTTTATTATTACAGAACAGAAATGGTCATTTGAACACGCCAAACTAATGGGGTTTGAATGTGATGAAGTTGTTGACACCGAAACGGGTGAATTAGAATGGGATGGTTTTTACATTTTTAACAACAACTTTGATTACATCGAACAAATCACAGATTACATTAATAGTTTATTAGATGCACAAGAAAAAGGTGATTTAGATTATTCATTATGTATTATGTGGGATTCAGTTGGTTCGGTTCCTTGTAAAATGACTTATGAAGGTAAAGGTGGAAAACAACACAATGCAAGTGTTTTGGCAGATAAGATAGGTATGGGAATTAACCAACGTATTTCAGGTTCACGTAAATCTGATTCAAAATACGAAAACACCCTTATCATTGTAAATCAACCGTGGGTGGAATTACCTGACAACCCTTTTGGAC